GGTCTTTGTAGAATAATAATAGGGTCTCCATCATTCTCGTCTACTGAAATAAGAGAGAATATCTCCTCTCCTGATACTAACTTAAGTATGGAATAAAACTCTTCTTCCATTAGTTTTTAAGAGGTATATTTACGATTTCATAGTTAAAGTGTTCCTCATTATATATTTTGATTCTTTCTATAAGATGATTTAGAGTATAGTTTTTTCTGGACTTGTAACTTACATCATCAGCAATATCATAAAGAGTTGCCTTTGTTTTATTGTTTCCTTTTCTTAGGACTCTTCCGATTGATTGGAGGTTTCTGATTCTTGATTTACTAGGTGAAGCAAATATAACATTATGAAGATTTCTGATATTGACACCAGTAGAAAAAGTGCCATAGGAAGCAACGATGATCGCATTATTTTCTTTCTCCGTTATTTCTCTTACTTTTTCTCTGTCTTCAACATCAACACCACCGTGAATAAAAAATACTTTATGTTGATCTTGCTTGTGAGTATTTATAAGTTCGTATAGAGGTTGACCATGAGTTTCTACTCTTGTGAATAGAACTAAAGTGTTTCCTTTCAGATCAAGTGCTAGATTTTTAATAAAGTTATTTCTCTTCTGATGATTGATTAAATACTGAACTTCATCTTCAAAGGTCTCAAATCTCTGCGGTAAATGTTTAAGTAATAAGATCTTAATGTCCAGATCGGCAATATGACCCTTTTCCATTAACTCATTTGTTCTGATGATTTTATAAGAAGGTCCAAAAAGACCTTCCAGAACCCACTTATGAGTTTCTGATCCATCTAGTGTTCCGGTAAATCCAAAACGATATTTTGCATCAGAAAGTTTAGTCATTATAGATACTAATGACTTTGATTTAAACTGGTGTGCCTCATCTCCCACAACAACATTAAATCTAGAAAAGTATTGTCTTGGAAGTTTGTAAATCGACTGCCAAGTTGTAATAATGACTTGAGAATCTGTTTCTCTTTCTTTTCCAGCATAGATTTTGTGGCAGTATGAACCAACATCCCATCCATAATCTGAAAAATCTTTATACATTTGTTCTACAAGGGATGTCGTTGGAACAACTACGAGAATATTTTGTTGCCTCTCAACATAATATCTCACAATCCCATATATCATCAGGGACTTTCCAGAAGCAGTTGGAGATATCAGCAACTTTCTATTATGTTTTAAGGCGTCGTATACTCCCTCTATTTGATAGTCGCGTGGAGTATGAGAACAAATAGATTTTAGATAATCACTCACACCTTCTTTTGATATATTTTCATTCACCTCAAAAGGAAGACCATAAAACTTATTCTTTACAAACTCATAGGTATATTCGTGATCTTTACAGAACTGAATCACACGATCTAAAAGACCAATATAGATTTCTTGAGTGTTGATATTAAACATATAAATTTTACCATCCCACCACTTGTTCTTGTAGGAGGGGGAAAATTTTGCATTAGGGACCTCAAACTGAAATGCATCACGCAATTCGTAATAGATGTGAGGTTCCGCTTCTATCTGCAAATATACTTCGTTCTTTTTTGATATCACCAAATGAGACATTCATAACATATCAGTTATGAGTATTTATTCGGTCAATTGTACCCTGCGGTGAACTTCATAAACTCAATAGAATTTTTAATTTGATAAGTCCTATTGGAAATGCATTTAATAATCTCTTCTAGAAACTTCAACATCACATCATAATATCTGACTTTTAGGTCTATTTTATTGAGTCTCTCATCAGCGTCCATATGCCTCTGTAAGGCGTCTTTATCTCTAACCTTATACGGAAATGGTTCTTCAACATATGCCTCTGCTGGTGCCTTTCCTGAGTAGTAGTTGTATCGTTCTAAACGAACTCTATTATATGTTTCTCTTGCCTTTTCACGAAGAAGAGTGATGGTATTATATAGAGTATAATATTTTGAGTGAAGTTGAGGTATTTTGAGTGACTCTTCATGTAGATTATCAGGATCAATCACAGAGTCTCTTTCCCACATTTCCTGAATTTCATCTAAATTGAGATTCATAAAGGTTTGTTGTTTTTATCTAGGATATTATAGACAGTATACTTGAAAGATACATCTGCTGTAAAGTATTGAATATCTGTTTGTGTAGCATCAAACTGTAATGAACTTAATGATACTGGAAATAAATCCTTAAACTTTACTACGGCAGTTGTATTATAATTGCTGTTTAGTATATAAAGACTTCCATCACTAAATGCTCTTTTAGGATCTTGTGGTTGAGTTACATCATTGACTACAGAAATAAGATCATTATATTGTTGAGTTGTTTCCGGAAATCCAAGACCGGTCAACCAGTTATGAATCGCCATATAGTTTTCCATATTCTCATCAACCATAAATCTCAAACTCAAATCTCCATAGGTAATTTTATCACCAGGAATATCAAGATCCTTTAAGTATGATGGTTGAGTATTGAGAGATAATGTAATTTCTGGTATTCTTGCCGTATTACAATAAAAGGCAACTTTAGGTTCTTTTGCTAGTGAAAACTTAAACCCAACTGGTGATAGAAAGTTCCTATTATCAATTTGGTTGGGAAAGGAGCAAGACATTTTTATTTTTATTTAGATATAAAAAAAGGGACCCGAAGGTCCCCTTGAGATTGTGAGAAAGACTCACATGAGATTTGAAACTTTGACTCTCCTGTAGTAGTTGTTAGCGTTGACGGTAAGAGCACCCTGACCCTGGACTGTACCTTCCGCGAATGGATTGGCGACCATGCCGTAGCGGGTCTTAAATCCAATCTTGGGCTGGAAGGTGTTCTCACCAACGGCACGAACCATTTGGAGAGGAACATAAGGGCAGTAGAACATACCAGCGTCATAAGGAGAAGTACCCTTATAACCAACAACATAGAACTGATTAGGAGCCACGTTTGCGGAATATGGGTCAATATAGACTCTATACTTACCTTGAAGAACTCCAGCAAAAGTATTGCCGGTGTCGTCAACATTCAGGTTAGCATTAAGAGCAGGGGTATAATCCAGAACTCCAGCCATTGCTAGTGCGGAAGCAACGTCAGCGGAGCAAAGGATCATATTACCCTTTCCTCTACGAGTTTGCTGTGCGATAGCGTTAGCATCTCTTTCGATCTGGAAAATCAGACCCTTGAACTTCTCAACAGACCAACGACCGTTGGAGTCAACGTCAAGGTCAAAAGTACCGGCAGTAGCGGTATTTGCTTGAGCACCAGGCTTAGCAATATTATAAATGGTTCTGATGACTTCACGGTTGATTTCAGCAAGAATCTCAGTTGAGAGAATGTTTGCTAATTCCGCTTCGGCATTCAGACCGTGAATTGCCTTGAGGTCCTGAGCGAGCTCAAGTGAGTACTCAGCCTTGAGTGCTCTTGACTTTGCAGTAACGGTGACTTTCTCGATTGAGAATGCCATCTCGTTGAACTGATTATTTGCAGCATCTCCAAGACCCTCAGAGTCTCCGGTATTCATTCCGCTGGAATAATTATAAGTTCCGGCAGGGCTATCATTCAGAACGCTTGGGTTGGTTCCTGTCTGAGCGGCAGTAGTACCAAAACCAACATTACCAGATGGAAGAGTACCAGCAGCGTTCTGAGCACCGAATCTTGTATTTGCTTCGTTGTAGAATGCTTCAGTTCCAGACTGATTGGTATAACGTGAACGCATCGCAAAGATGAGTCCAGTGGGACCGTTCATTGGTTGAACGCCACACAGATCATAAGCGATCAGGTTGGGCATTGAGCGTCTGATTAGAGAAATCAGAACGGGGTCGAAACCGGCGGTAGGACCGGTAGCACCGGATAGACCACCAAATCCACCGGAAGCACCAGCAGCGTTACCGGAGTTAGTTGGAGATTCGTAGAGGAAATCACGCTCTTCGCGGAGTTCTCTCTCTTGGTTTTCTAGCAGGATAGCGGTTACAGATCTGCGATGTGCATCTTTGATCTGATCCATTCCGGAATAGTCCAGAATTGGTGCCCACTTCTCCTGCAAATATTCTGCGTTGAACATTTGCATTT